AGAGCGAAAAGGCATTAGCTTTTCTTTTTAGGTTTAAAAGCAGTTTTAGCTGATTGTTTTAAAGCTTTTGCAGAAACTGTGCCTTTGCCAGGTCTACTCGTGCCTGCTTGTTTGCGTTTGTTCATGTTGTAATAAAGTCCCTTTTTAGCAGTTCTTCCATCTTTAGTTACATGAGTTCCTTTTTTAGCTTTAATAACAGATCCCTCTCTAGAACCTTTTGCCATACCGCCGTTTTTTTTTGCAATAACTCCTCTGCCTATTAAAACATCTTTTTTAGTTATTTTACCATCTCCACTTAAATCTTTCATTTTTTTCTTCATTTAGCTATCCCCATTCCACGTTTTGCAATACCACCACCTCTGCGTTTAATTGTTCCACCTTTTTTTCTCATTGTTGGATTGTACCCTGTAACACTTCTAATTGTTGGATCTTTAGAATAACCCATTGGATTCATTCCACCACCCATGCTACCACCCATGTTTTTCTTTGAAACTTCTTTTACAATTCTTTTTTTCTCTGCTTTTAAATTTTTCTTACCTTTTTTAGTGTAAGCTTTTTCGGAATCAACTCTACCTAATTCCTCTAGTCTATTCATTCGTTTTGTATTAGCCATAATTGTCTCCTATTTTTTTTTAATTAAACCCATTGCACCTTTTCCAGCCTTAATGCCGAAACTTGCTGAGCAGGCGATATATAATAAATGTTTGTAATAATCAGGAAGTTGTTGCAGGGCAACAAACCCAGCTTCTATATGTACAGTCATTCCAGGGAAAAAAACTAAAGTTGCTGGAGCAAGAAGACAAATTAAAATTAGTTCGTCTTTCCACGACCCTTTCATTTGATCCACGGCTGATGCTTCCCATTTCACTTTGCCAGCGATCTGGTCCTCTTTTAACTTAGTTGCTGCTTTTACTTCTGTAAGTTTTAATTCTGCTTTCGCTTTTTTGGTCTCGACGAAGCCGCGAATTCCATCGGCGGCGACGCCGAGTAAGGGTTTTGCTAAAAGTTGCCAGACCATAAGTCTATGCTGCTCCGCCTGTCATCCAGCTAATTACCCAGATAACTACGATCGCTACAATAGCGGCCTTAATCCAGTCCTTCATCTGCCAATCCGACCATTCTTTAATATGGCCCCATAGATCTTTTAATAGGTTCATAAAACCTCCTTTATTAAAAAAAAGAATTTACCTTATTTTACTTCTAAAATAAACCTTTGAATGGTACTTTTTTAATTTGTACTTTACTTCTTTGTCCTTTTGGTCCAGCTCCTAGGTTTTGTGTAACCTTTGGTCCTTCCATTGTAGCTGAGTAAACGTCTGCAATTGCTGTTTTATTTACATGAGGACC